GTAGAAGTCGCCCATGCGGTAGAACATCAGCTGGTCCGGGTGCTGGTTTTTCAGGCGCCAGTACTGTTGCATCATGGGGGTGTGGGAGGACAGGTCGGAGACGGCTTTATTCATCGGATTGTCAGGCAACTCGTTAAAAGATGTAGGGCAAAAGCGGGGGCATCGGCCAGGCTTTCGCGCGATGGGCGCAAGGTTACCATGGGCAGTCTGCCGGACGCAGGCATCGCAGCCGGGTAACGGTTTTCTTCGCCGAAAGATGTAGTTATGCACGATTTATGCAAATCAGCATTTGTCTTCATTAAAAACTTCAAGCACTATGCGCGTTATGCAAAAACGCAACGTAGCCTCCGTCTTAAGAGCACTGCTCGACCAGCACGGGATCTCCCCCACGGAGCTCCACCGTCGCACCGGCGTGCCTCAATCCACTCTCTCGCGGATTCTCAGCGGGAAGATCGTCGATCCCTCGGATAAACATATCTCGAAGATCGCCGAGTACTTCGCCGTGAGCACCGATCAGTTGCGCGGGCGCGCGGATGTCGCGCCGTCGGCCGGTGCCGCGCGTGATGATGTACACGCGGAACTCAAGGACATAATGCTGTGGGACGACGATACGCCGGTCGATGATGACGAAGTATCGGTGCCGTTCCTTCGCGAGGTTGAATTGGCTGCTGGATCAGGAAGATTCGTCATCGAAGAGAGCGAGCGCTCTAGCCTGCGCTTCGGCAAGCGCAGCCTGCGCCATAACGGGGTGCAGTTCGACCAGGCCAAATGCGTGACAGTGCGTGGCAACAGCATGTTGCCGGTCTTGCGTGATGGTGCCACCGTCGGCGTCAATGCGGGCAAGTGCGGCATCGGCGACATCATCGATGGCGACCTGTACGCGATCAATCACAACGGCCAATTGCGCGTGAAGCAGCTTTATCGCTTGCCTACCGGCATTCGTCTGCGCAGCTTCAATCGCGATGAGCATCCAGACGAGGACTACAGCTTCCAGGAAATCCAGGAAGAGCAGATCGTCATCCTCGGTCACGTCTTCTGGTGGGGCATGTACGCCCGCTAACCAGACCTCTTCCAGATAAACCCGCCTTCGTTGGCGGGTTTTTTTTCGCTTGGATAAAACCACCAAACCCTTTCGCTGCGGGGCTTTCATGCGTTTGCGCATTTCTAATGCATAAATAAATGCATTTGCGCATTGACTGGATATGCATACATGCATATTCTTGCCACCAAGCCGCTCGACAAAGCGGCTGGCAAGAAAGCTCTTTAGTTCCACAAGAACAGGCAGCGATGAACCGGCCTCAACGGTTCAGAGGGTTGGCAACTGACCCGGGTGTGCAGCGTAAAGCACCAGAAGCAGTTATCCGGCGGGCAGGGACCGCGGTCGGAAAAACAATTTGAATGGACTCGTACCGCGCCAGTAGCGCCGAAAAGTCAGCTTCCTTCTTGAACACAGGATTTGAAGGAAGGCGAAGGAGCGCATTACTGAAAAGCCCAGCTTCAGCGCCGGGCTTTTTGGAATGCCTGCCTGGCTTCGATCTGATCGAACCGCCAACCCCCAGGTGTTGTAAATCTAAAAAGGAGAAATGCATGAATCGATACGTTTTTATCGCACTGTTCAACCTGAAGGTTTATCAAATTCTGGATACCGATGAAGCGATGCCGGTGAACCCTCCAGATGGTGTGTGGGGAGAATGGGCGGATGCCACGGGTAACACGACAGTTCAGGTCGGATGGAATGCTTTCAGGGTCAGTGATCATTGGGAGTTTGTCGCGCCTACTTATGACCAGCTAGTGCGCGAAGGTCAGGTGATGGCGGCCATGCTGCTGGCAGACACGCAAAAATGGCTGCTGCTCAATCCATTTGATTACAAGGTGGATCTGGGCGTCGCAACGCCTGCCGAAGAAGCAGCGTTACTGGCTTTCAAGCAATACGTTGTCGCCGTGAGCGAATACAAAAATCAACCTGATTTCCCGTACACCATTACTTGGCCAGCGATCCCTTTCCCTTTCGTTTAAATCAGCTGTGCGGTTTTCCGGGCCGCATTACTGAAAAGCCCGGAGACTGCCGGGCTTTTTGGAATGCCTACCTCAAGAGATAACGATTGAACCCAACACACATCACTCATCAATCACCCCCGGGAGGCGTGACATGACAAGCGAGCAACAAGCGTTGGCGGACATGCCGATCTGGCTGGTCATCCTCCTTGCCGTCGTCGGCGGAGTTTCCGGCGAAATGTGGCGCGCCGACAAGGAAGGTGCCCGTGGCTGGTCACTGCTGCGACGCCTGGCCCTGCGCTCCGGCGCCTGCATGATCTGCGGCGTGTCGGCGATCATGCTGCTGTATGCCGCTGGACTTTCGATCTGGGCCGCCGGTGCGTTCGGTTGCCTGACAGCGATGGCCGGCGCCGACGTCGCCATCGGGTTGTACGAACGCTGGGCGGCCAAGCGCATTGGTGTCTGCGAAGTTCCGCCTCGCGACCAACCTTAACCTGAGTACTTCTCCGTGCCGCCATTTTGGCGGCAGGGCTGCGCGTGGACGATTGAAAAGGAGGTCATGTATGCCCACACCGATCCAGCAGCCGTCGCAACTGTTCACAGCCATCGCGACGACACTGCGCAACACTACCGGACTCAACCTTAGCGTCGGCAATCATGATGATTTCACTGCACCGGGCGATCAGGCCTGGGTGCTGATCGACTTCGACCGCAATGGGCCGGGAGTGCGTGCGGCTGACGGGCGAATTGCTCATGTCATGACGGTGTCCCTGCAAGTCATCCCGGTCCTTGCTGCCAGCGCATTTGCCGCGTGCGATCTGATCGCTGTGCTGAAAAACCTGATCACCGACAACCGCTGGAACTTACCCGGCGATCAGTGCGATCTGCCAATGAACATTGATGGATTACCGTCATTGCTCGTCCGTGCCGAACAGCAATACAAAGCCTGGACCCTGACGTTCATCCAGACCCTCTACCTCGGTCCGACGCTGCTCGATGATCCGCTTGGCACACCAAAATTCGCCCGCACCTGGGAAGTCAGCAACATCGACGATCCAGACCAATACACCGCGCTGGAGGCCTGAGATGTTCGATGGACTATTGCGCATGCAACTCGGCCCGATCATCGAGCGCTTGGCCGAAATGGAAGCGGAAATCGACGACCTGCACCGCCGTGCCGAGAGCTTCTGCCGCATCGGCATTTGCCAGACCGTCGACGCCGCGAGCAACACCTGTCAGGTCAGTCACGGCGGCTTGCTCACGCCAGCCATCAAGTTCTTCAATCCCAGCGCTGGCGCGCAGAGTGAATCGCGGATTCCGACGGTGGGCGAGCAGTGTCTGCTGTTCAACTACGGCAGCGGCGAAAGCGGTGCACAAAGCGTGGCGTTGTTCGGTTTGAACAGTGACCGTTTTCCGCCAGCCTCTACGATCCCGACGCTGACCCGTCGCGTGCATCAGGACGGTAGCGAAAGCGGCTACGACGATGCTTCACACACCCTGCACTGGCAAAACGGCCCAGCAGCTTTCAACGGTTCTCGTGAATCGCTGGAGCTGAGCATCGGCCCGGCACGACTGGCAATGACACCGCAACTGATCACCCTGCAACTGGGTGCAGTCGGCCTGACCATTGACGCTTCGGGCGTGCACTTCAGCGGCCCATTGGTCGATCACCAGGGCCGTGTCATCAGCCCCTGAATCAAGAGCCTTCCATGATCGGAATCGATAGAGACAGCGGGGCCACGGTCGACGACTGGCTGCAATTTGTGCAGCGCGCGACCCGGGCCCTGACTACGCCGCTGGGTACCCGGCAAAAAAGGCCCTTGTACGGATCGCTGATCCCCTCGTTGTTGGGGCAGAACCTCGGCGACGACGTCCTGCTTCTGGCCCAGAGCCACGCGGCGCAAGCGTTCTACAACACGCAGAACGGGATCAGCGATTTTCAGCCGCAAGTGATCGTCGCCAGCCGTCAGGGCGCCGGTCTGCTGCTGCGTTTCGCCGGCACCTGGAAAAACCGTCAACAAACCTTCGAGGTCGTGACATGAGCATGTTGATCCCCGGCCAGAACCAATTGGCCGAACCCGCGCTGATCACCGTTGAAGCCTTCGAAGACTTGCTCGCTGAGTTCAAGACTTTCGTCGTCGAATACGTCGGGGCGCGTTCGCCGGACAGTGCTGCGAAACTCAAGACCAGCCTGGAAAACGAAAGTGAACTGCTGACCCTGGCGCTGGAAGCTTTCTGCGTGCGGCTGCAAACCCATGAGCGCAAATACAACGCTCGCATCAAACAGATGCTGGCGTGGTGGGCGACGGGCAGCAACCTCGATGCACGGCTGGCGGACATGGGCCTTGAGCGGCAGTTGCTTGATCCAGGTGATCCGGCAGCATTTCCACCGGTGCCGGCGATTTATGAAAGCGACGATGACGCCCGTTTGCGTTATTACCTGGCTCCCCATGCGCCGGCAGCCGGTTCGCGGATGCAGTATCGCCGCGAAGTCTTCACCCTCGGCGAGCGCCCAACGGTGCAAGTCGAATCCACCGAGGCAGGTGTGGTGAATGTCACTTACACCTTCAACCCGGACGGCCTCGCCGCGCAGGTCAAGGATGGCAATGCTCGGCGAACGGCACCGGGCGAAGTGCAGGTCACTGTCCTGTCCCGTGACGGTGATGGCACGCCCCCCGCGACATTGCTTGATGGCGTTCGTCAGCACTTCGCGCGGCCTGATGTACGACCGGAAACGGACCTTGTTACGGTCAAGGCTGCTGACATTCAGCGCTACAAGATTCGCGTTGTCGCCAAAATCAATTCCGGCCCCGATTCGGGCCTGACCAAAGTCGCCGCGCAACAGCAACTGCAGGCCTACGCCGACAGTTGCCATCGCCTCGAAGGCCGGGTCGATCCGAGCTGGATCGACTACACGCTGCACAGCGCCGGTGCCGTGCAACTGCAGATTCTCGAACCGCTGGCGCCGATCGTGACGACGGCGTTTCAAGCGCCGTATTGCACGGCGGTCGAGGTTGAGGTGCTGACGCTATGAGTGAACAAACTCAGCGCCCGACGCTGTTGCCGGCCAACAGTTCGGCACTCGAACGAGGTCTGGATCTCGGCTTTGGCGCCTTGCTTGATCGCATCGCACCGCCGTTTCCGGAACTGATGAACCCCGCAGAAACCCCGGTCGCCTTTCTGCCGTATCTGGCAGCGGATCGCGGTGTTGCCGAATGGAGCAGCGCCGCACCGGAAGCGGAAAAACGCCTGACCGTCGAACTGGCCTGGCCCACCGCGCGTCAGGCCGGCACCCGCAAGGCGCTGGAAAACGCCGCCAAGGGTTTGCAACTACGCCCGGAAATCCGCGCTTGGTACGAACAGACACCGCCCGGCGCGCCGTACAGTTTTTCCGTTCGCGCCTTCAGCGACCAACCCTACAGCGAAGAAATCGATGCCCGTCTCGACCGACGCCTGGCGGATGCCAAGAGCGAGCGCGATGTGCTGACGGTCTCCGTTGGCTTGAGCGCTTTCGGCAATCACGTCATCGGCGCCGCGACGTTCTGCGGCGAGCTGACCACGGTTTATCCGGTGTTCATCGAAGGGCTCGAAACCTCGGGAGAGGCGTTCATGGCTGCCGGTATGTACACCGTCGAAACATCCACTATTTATCCTCAGGGGGCCTGAATGGCTGACTATTACACCCTGCTCACCAACGCAGGGATTGCCTACGAAACGGCGTGCAAGGCCGCGGGCACGCCGATCAAGTTGACGCAGATTTCCGTCGGTGACGGCGGCGGCTCGGTCTACAACCCGGCCGCGACCGCCACGGCACTGAAACGCGAAGTCTGGCGCGGGCCGCTCAATGCGCTGTTCCAGGACGAGAAGAATCCGAGCTGGCTGCTCGCCGAAGTGACCATTCCGCCGGATGTTGGCGGCTGGTATGTGCGAGAGGCGGGGCTGTGGACTGATACCGGGATTCTCTACGCCATCGTCAAATATCCGGAGTCGTTCAAACCGGTATTGGCCACGTCGGGTTCAGGTAAAGAGTTTTATATCCGCTCGATTTTCGAGACCAGCAATGCGTCCTTGGTGACGTTGCTGATCGACGACACCGTCGTCAAAGCCACGCGTGCCTGGGTCATGAGTTACCTTGCCGAAGAACTCGGCAAGCTGGATGGTAAGCAGTCGGTGCGTGTTGCGGCATCCACCAACATCGTATTGAACGGTGCGCAGCAAATTGACGGTGTCGCAGTGATTGCTGGCGACCGCGTGCTTGTTGCGAACCAGACCCTGGCCAAGGACAACGGACTGTGGATCGTTGCCAATGGCGACTGGGTACGGGCGAGCGATGCCAACAGTAACGCCAAGGTCACGCCGGGCCTGACGGTCATGGTGGAGGAGGGTACGGCGAACGGAGATTCGCTGTGGCACCTGACCACCAATGCGCCGATCACCCTCGGCACTACCGCGCTGACGTTCAAGATGTTGGCCGGGCGAACCGGGATTGCTGCCGGGACTTACAAGAGTCTGACGGTGGATGAATATGGCCGTGCGACTGCGGGTGCCAACCCCAATACGTTGGCGGGGTTCGGGATCACTGATGCCCTTGGAATCAACGCAACGGCAGTCGCGTCTCGAAAGCTTGAAACACCTCGGAGTATTTCCGTCTCCGGCGCGGCGAGCGGTAGCGCGTCGTTTGACGGATCGGCAAATGCCAACATATCCATAGCGTTTGCCGACTCAGGCGCTGCTGCCGGTACTTACACAAAGGTTACCGTTAACACCAAAGGTTTGGTGACAGGGGGAGCAGCACTTTCCGCGACAGACATCCCGTTCCTTGACTGGTCGAAAATCGGCTCCGGCAAGCCGGCTACTCTCGCGGGTTACGGGATAACCGATGCCTACACCACAGCGGGTACCCAGGGCCTCGTCAATCAGGCCATTGCCGACTTCTCGACAACTAAAAACCTGGCCGCTCCGGCTTTTCTGAACGGGTTCTACGACGCGAACACTTCGCGCTATTGGACGGCTAACGGCAACTTGTATGTCTCAATCGACTTTGCCCGTGGAACCGCGATTGGTGGTCAATCAACTCTTTTGTGTGTTCTACCGCCCGGAGCAAGGCCTCGATTCAGGTGTTGTGGTACCGGGGATTGGGTTACGTCGTCACCTTTGGCGTTTGGTTACCTCTCCTGGTCACTTGAAACCAACGGGAACCTCAGCATCGACCTGTCAGTGGGGGCGTCGGCTGGAGCTAGCGCCTACCAAGCTCAAATTCACCTCTGCACTCAACTAGCGTGAAGGCAAGCCATGTATTACATCCTGGATTCAAAAGGCGGATTTCTCTACTCAGACGCCAGTAATAAAAATTACTCTGACTGGACGCTCATTCCACTTCCCCAGCCTTGCTGGAACCCGCGATTTACCGGAGCACGAGACAAGGAAACTGGGGAATGGACTGGCATGTGGGTGCAGGACGGAGAGCCAGTGCCAACCGCCGACGAGATTTGTTTGCGGATAGACACCTATGCTGACGAAATTCGGCGGCTCGTTGCCGGCGACCCATTGCGTGCAGTTGAGTATGAACGTGCTACTGCTGAGGCTCAGCAGTTCAAGGATGATGGCTATCCGGGTAATGCAGTGCCGCGCACGGTTGCTGCTTGGGCGATCACAGGTCGAACGCCACGTGAAGCCGCCGACAGTATGCTGGCTGAGGCCAGCCAATATGTGCAGGTGTTAAACCTTATCCGCGAGAATCGCCTGCAGGCGAAGGAGCAGATCAAACAGAAGATCGCAACGGGGGCCACTATGGAGGCCAAGCAGATTGCTGATGAAGCAATCATTGCGATTCAAGCAGCGGCGGCCGACGTTAGACCCGCAATAGGTTAACCATGAACTCCTGGTGGTCTATTCACGGGCCATCCTAGATAGCGCAGCGCTCCAATAAATGCCCTGAATCCGGGGTGTTTTTTTTCAACCTAAAAAGCACTCAACACCCGCCAAGCCCCTCCCCACGAGGGGCTTTCCCGTTTATGGAGAAACGAAAAATGGCAACCCGCCAAACCTACACCGTACTCGTCCCATTCCCCACCGGCGGTGGGCATTGGTCGAGCATCGGTCAAGACCTTGATCTGCTCGACGTCGAGGCCAGTGCCTTGCACTTCGCCGGTCGACTGGAACTGAAAACCCCAACCACCCAGGCCAAAAAGGCCGCTGCCAAGAAGGCTGACTGAATATGGCTGAGGTTCTGAACTTCGAGCACAACGGCATTACCGTCAATGCCACCGAATCCCCTGAGGCCATGGGTGGCCTGGGTGACAACGTCATCGGTCTGGTCGGCACTGCGCCGAAAGCCGATCCGCTGATTCCGCGCAACGCACCGTTCCGCATCAACAGCTTCACCACCCATGCGCTGCTCGATCCGACCGGTTCGGAAGAGGGCACTCTGTACCACGCCGTCTACCAGATCCTCAAAGTGGTCAAGGTGCCGGTCTACGTGGTCATCGTCGAAGCGGGCGCGACACCGGCCGACACCGTTAACGCAGTGATTGGCGGCGTTGATCCGCTGACCGGTCGCAAGCTCGGTCTGGCTGCACTGGGCAGTGTTCCGGAAGACCTGACCATCATCGGCGCGCCGGGCTTTACCGGCACCAAAGCAGTGGCCAGCGAGTTCGCCTCGTTCGGCAAGCGCATCAAGGCCCGTGTGGTGTTGGACGGCAAGGACGCCTCGGTCGCCGATCAAGTGCTGTACAGCCAGGAACTCGGCGGCGCCGATCTCGGTTTTGACCGTTGCCTGGTGGTGCACAACATGCCCGCCGTGTATTCGAAAGCGGCGAAGAAAAACGTCTTCCTGTCGCCTTCCAGCCTGGCGATTGCCGCGCTGGCCAAGGTCAAGCAGTGGGAGAGCCCGGGCAACCAGGTGACCTACGCCGAGGACGTGTCGCGAGTCGTCGAATACAACATCCTCGACACCTCCACCGAAGGCGATCTGCTCAACCGCTACGGCGTCAGCTACTACGCCCGCACCGTGCTCGGCGGCTTCTCGCTGCTGGGTAACCGCTCGATCACCGGCAAATTCATCAGCTACGTCGGCCTCGAAGATGCGATCAGCCGCAAGCTGGTCAAGGCCGGCCAGAAAGCCATGGCCAAGAACCTCACCAAGTCGTTCATGGATCAGGAAGTCAAG